TAAAGACCCGAGGAATAGGGCGGAGGCAGAGGCTATTTATCCGCTTCCGGATGGGGTCTATGAAGAGGAGCCGGATCCTATCGTCTGCGGGCAATGCGGAGCAGAGATTCCGGAACTCGGCTCATTCCCGGAAAACTGGGAATGGGGCGAAGATGAAAATCTCTGTCCCGCGTGCAAAGAGGCAGGGAAGGAGGTTGAAAATGCTATTTGAGAAATACCGCCCCAGAACCTTTGAAGATATAGTGGGACAGGAGCGTGCCGTAAAAATCCTGAAGGCGCAACTCAAGCAGGATAGGGGAGCCCTCTGGCTGGAGGGCAACCCCGGCACGGGGAAGACCAGCCTTGCCTATTGCTTTATACGGGCGCTGGGCATAGACAGCCCCGGCCTTTGGACTGCGTGTGTCCGGGAATATAACGGCGTGGAGTTTAATCAGGCGGTTTGTCAAACCCTAGACTTTGATCTTCAATATGTGCCCTTCGGGCCGGCAAGGGTCATTCTTGTAAATGAGGCATCAGAGATGACCGCGTGGGCACGCAGCTGGCTTATGACACGCCTTGAAAAAATCCCGTCCAGAACTTGGTTCATATTTACATCTATGTATCCCTTGCTTAAAAAGGACGCGCAAGGGGAATTCTTATTTGAGGAGACGGAGTCAAAGGCTTTATCCAGCCGGATGCTAACAATAAAGCTGACTAATCAGGGTCTGGCGCCAGTTTTCGCCGCTAAAGCCCATCAAATAGCCGAGGCTGAAGGGCTGAACGGCAGACCGCTGGATGATTATGTGAAACTAGCTAAAGAGTGTCAAAATAATTTACGAGAGATGTTATCAAGGATAGAAGCAGGAGCTATGCTCTGATATGCTTTTATCCCGGAACGCCGACCGCAGAGGCAATGCCGGAAACGGCAAGGGGGGATAAAAATGGAGAGAAAATGGAGATTGTTGAGGGAGCAGAATGGATACGCTCTCTGGGTGTTAGAGGGCGATCCTAATGTTGGCACGGTCACGGGCATTAGCCGAGAGCGCTGGTGCGTATATTCGGCGATGCCGGGAGATAACCCAGCCCGAGGGGGGGGAGATGGATGGCTCGTCTCTCTAACTGGGGGATCAACTATGTGGCATCTCCCTACTCTCTGGGGTATGCCAGGCGAGTTTTCAGGAGACTGGTAGAGGACGCTAATCGGAGATATAACTATCATTTAGACGAAGCCGGGGAGACCGGCAAGGAGATTTAAAATGAGCAATAATTGTAAAAAAAATTGGGAGAAAGTTCGCACTTATAAAATGACACATAATTGTTCCTGCTCTGAAGCGCGTAAGGCTCTAGGATTACCTAAAAAAGATCGTCGGCGAAGACCGGGACCTTCTTATTATTGGACGGACGCGCCTTGCAAAAATTGCGGACACTGGATTAGAAAAGAAGACCTTGACAGGTTTGGATTATGCCCGAACTGTTCGCCAGATAGGGATGAGGACGAGCCGGGATTTGATAGGGCTGATCCGCCTTTGTGGAGACAAGACCGGAAAGATTTAGAAACCGGCTCGGATTGACTAATTTTTAAGATCATTTAGGAGAAGAGAGATGACTAAATGCGCAAAATGCGGGTTTAATATCTGGAACGGAAGCCTCTGTCCTAAATGCGCAGGGGACTGGCTGGAAAAAATGCGCAAAAGCGCAGAGGCAGAGAGAGCAGAGCAAGAGATATATTGGGCAGGCGTAGAAAGAGACCGGCAAAGGCAAAGGCTGGCTGAATTAGCAGAGGCACGGAAAAGGGAAAGAGAACAGAGAAAGGGGGAGAGAGAATGAGCGATAAACTAGGACTATGTTTAAGAGCTTTTCTGGAACCGGCAATGAGAATGCCAGATGGCTCCATTAGAGTCTGGACTTGCATAGACGGACTGCAAGAATTATTTGAGATGGGCGGAGAGCTTGTCTTATTGAATATCCAGACAGGAAAAGTGGTTTTTGTAGTAGGGAAACTAGAAAAATTTAAGAAGCGTGAATCGCTTGACCTATTCCCTGCATCTAAATAAAATAAAAAACGAAAAGTGTTTGAAAATAAATACTTGAAAGCGCCCTTCCCTTATTTTGGCGGAAAGGCGATGATAGCGAACATAGTTTGGAAAGCGCTTGGACAGCCAGACCATTACCTAGAACCTTTCTTTGGCTCCGGCGCAGTGCTATTAGCGCGTCCGAGCTATGACCCTAGAAAACATACAGAGACTATTTGTGATAAAGACGGATATGTAGCTAATGTCTGGAGAGCGTTGCAGGCTGACCCGGACGCTGTCGCAAAGGTTTGTGATTGGCCGGTGAACCACGCAGATTTGTCTGCCCGGAGAAAAAGACTTCTGGAAAATAAAAATCGCCTATTAGAAAATTTGATTGCAGATGACAAATGGTATGATGCCGAGCTTGCAGGTTTTTGGATTTGGGCGGCAAGTTGCTGGATCGGCTCTGGATTGACTCGTATCGGCCAAAGACCGCATTTGAGCAATTCCGGAATGGGCATCCACGCCCTCGGACAGATACCTCATTTAAGTCATAAAGGCGATGGCGTTCACGCTCTCGGTAAGATACCGCATCTATGCGATAAAGATGTAGGCGTGCATAGAATTAGCCAGACGCCTCATCTAGCAGATAAAGGCAAAGGAGTCAATGCTATCAGCGAGATACCTGATATAGGCGGAGGATTTGGGAAAGGAAAAGGCATACACACTCTCGGCAAGAGACCACAATTAGTCTGCTCAAGCCTAGAAAATACTGCTCCGGATAAAGATGTCAGAGACCCCTATAACATTAACATTTATCGCTGGTTCCGGGTTTTATCGGAACGGCTCCGCTATGTTCGCGTGGTATGCGGCGACTGGACACGGGTATGCGGCGGAAATTGGCAGGACTCTTTAGGCGTTTGCGGTATATTTTTTGACCCGCCCTATGGAGACCCAGACCGTGATGATGTGTATGGAGAGAATGACGATTTTGAAATTGCGCATAAGGTCAGGGAATGGTGTCTGGAACGGGGCTCAAAACCTACCTATCGGATAGTATTGGCCGGCTACGGAGAGCATAAAGAGCTTTTAGAAAACGGCTGGAGAATGAAAGTCTGGAAAGCAGTGGGTGGTTATGGGAATATCGCAAGAGGAGAATCTAAAGGAAAACGGAATAGGTTCAGGGAAACCCTTTACTTTAGCCCCTATTGCCTGAATAAAACCTTATTTGATTAAAGATTTGAATCGTTTGAGCCAGATGATGCGTCTAAATAATAGACAAAAGAAAGGACAAAATTGACAATTTTTCAATTAAATCAATGAGTTATGATGGACAAGAAGTCTGACAAAATAGAGACAAAGATGCAAATATAGCAGAAAATAGTTAAAAAGGGGGTTAAAGAATGATTAAAACCATCAATGTCGGCAAAGAAAAATTTTTCAATGGCGAATATGTAGCCAAACTTTTAGACAAAATTATCAAAGACTTGCAGAGTTTGAGAGAAGAGCTAGAGAAAAAAGATGAAGAGAAAAGAGACACAGAACAAAGCTCTAGCAATTAAAGCTCGCACAGAGCTTGCTAGAGATATAGCAGAAACGCTTGGATTGCGTCCAAGCGAATTATCAGAATTGAGAATAGAGTATTTCTGGCAACTGGACGAGCATAGGAATATAGTTCCCGCCGAGATTATTTGCCTTCACGGAAACCCAATCTGTATCCCGCCTAAACTTGGCGACAAAATTTTAATGTTTATTGTGAAACATTGTGATTCGCTTTACGGTTGGCTCTTTACTAAACATAATAGTCAAAAACCTATTAGCAGATTTGGGCTTTTGGCTATGAGCAGGCGCGAGGGAGAAACCTTCAGAGAATTAAGAAATCAAGCTATCCGGAATTTTGCTCAAATAGCGAGCCGTAGAGATGTCCAGATATTTGCTCGCCTAAAAGATCGGAAATATGTAAATAAAATAGTCCGGGAGGTGAGAGAAGAATGAACGCTCTACCTATAATGAAAGTAGTTTCTATCCCAGATGAAGACATAAACCGGATTAAGGCAGTTATTCAAGACAATCCCAGGCTACAGCTATTCCTGAAAATAGCTCTTGGAACCGGCTTGAGATTAAGAGAAATATGCTCACTGAATATAGAAGACCTCTTGACTCCAGAAAACGAAATAAAAGAAATAATCAAAGTCAAAGTCAAAGGCGGAAGAGTAGTGGATACTTGTCTCTCTGATAATGTCAGGCAAGCTATAAAAGAATATATTCAAAGTCAACAATTGAAATTGGGCGCTTTATTTATAAGCAAACGCACAGGAAAGAGAATCACTCCAAATGGAATGTGGCGAGATTTTAGAAACGCTCAAATAAAAGCTGGGATTAAACAGCCTTATCACCCGCACCAGTTAAGGCATACTTTTGGAACTAAAATCGCCAGCCTATCTGGACAAAATCCTTATCTGGTAGCAGAGCTTATGCATCATAGATCGCTTAATACAGCTATGATATATATTCATCTATCAGAACAGCAAAAATTTGATACACTGAATAAAGTGGGAGAACTTATATGATAAAGCCTACTCTGAAAAAATTCTGTCTTGATTATCTGAAAAGAGAGCTTGACAAAGAGCTTAAGACGATAAAAACACTGACTTATTTTAAGCCAGTTAGCAAACTATTTGTCGGAGAAGGTTCTGAATTAGTCCCGATAGTTTTACTTAAGCTCCCAAGAAATCCAGCAATTTTTATAGGAATAAAAATCAGTCAAGAAGCTGGAGTGCAATTGATTAGACTTACGCCTCAAAATGCGATAAAATTAGGAAAAGAGTTAGCTAAATTAGGAGAGAGCGTAAAATGAGCCATTTTTATCCTCCTTTCACCAAGCTGGGGCTGGTTTGGGAAAAAGCCGATTTCCGAAAAGCCTCTGCCACCAAGCCAGACCCCAGCTGGTAAAAAATAAAAGAGGTAAAAATAAATGGAAAAAATATATTGCGATAGATGCCAAACAGAATTAAAGCTTAATTCTGTTGCTAATCATTTGGAGCTTACTCTCAAGCAGGCGAAAAAAACTTTCAAAATTAAAATTAAACCTATCAAAGGGAAATTATGCCTTGACTGCATCAGAGAAATTATTGTAGAACCGGAAACGCATTGGGAAATAAAGTAAAGGAGAAAAGATGCCTGAAAAAAACTTAGAGGAATTAAGGAAAGAGACTGACGAGAGTCTTAAAAAACTCTTGAAACAGCTGACAGAATATAATTTACTAATTTGGCAAATGGTAAATGCAATAAAATCCGACCTAGAAGAAGTCAATAAAATTTTAAATGAGAAAAAATGAATAAGGAAATTCATCAGAGCCAGCTAAATATGCTCTTCAGATGTGGAGTTCAATATGAATTCCGATATATCAAAGGCTTAAAAATTCCGCCGAGAGCAAGTCTAATCATTGGTTCTGGAGTTCACAAAGGGGCGGAGCATTCCTTTAGAAAGAAATGGCTAGAGAAAAAGCTCCCGCCTCTGGACGAAGTTCAGGACATAGCTAGAGATGAGGTTGTCGCCAGAATAGAGCAGGAAGGGATTCTGATAGACAACGGAAATAAATCGCTTAAAGAGGTCAAAGCCGAATGCGTAGACTCAGCAACAAAACTGGCTGGATTTCATCGGCAAACTCTTGCAGAACAGATAACCCCTAAAATTCCGCCTGAGCGGGAATTCAAAGTTAAATTATCAGAGCTTAACTGGACGCTTGCTGGCAGAATAGACCTTCTGGATACAGACGGCGTTTTGAGAGACTTGAAAACTGCATCCAAATCGCCCTCTGATCAAGAGGTAAAATCCAGCCTTCAATTAACTGCTTATGCTTTACCTTTACATCTGGAGTCAAAAGAGTCAGAAATACGGGTAGCCCTTGATACGCTAGTTAATCTAAAAGCTGGACCGAAATTAGTTCAGCAAGCTGACACTAGAACGCCAGAGGATTTTAATCGGCTTCTTAAACGGATAGCAATAGCTATCAGGAGCATAGAGAGCGGGAATTTTATGCCTGCCTATCCCGGCTCTTGGTGGTGTTCAAAAGAGTGGTGCGGATATTGGGATTTATGCCCTTATAGAGGAAGATAAAAAAATAAAAGAGGAGGTCAAAAATGACAAAATCAAAAGAAGAGTTTGAAGGGAAAATTCAAAAGATTGAGCAGGAACAGGCTCTTGTGGAGTCTGAACAGGCGAGAGCTGAGATGGAGGTCAAAAGCCAAATAATGCTTGCAAGGAAATTTCCAAGAAATGAGACAATGATCCGGGATAAAATCCTGCAAGCCTGCAAAAGAAGAACCTTTGCGCAAAAGGCTCTTTATTCCTATCCTAGAGGCGGAACCCAGATCATCGGTCCCTCTATCAATTTAGCGAAAGAGCTTGCACGGCTCTGGGGAAACTTGATCTATGGAATGATGATTGTAGAAGATACTGATGAGACACGAACTATTCGGGGACTCGCCTGGGATCTGGAAACTAACACGAGGGAATTTGATGATATTAGTTTTAAAAAGCTTGTTCAACGCAAAGGTCAGGGGTGGATCGTCCCCGATGAAAGGGATTTGAGAGAGTTAACTAATCGGCACGGGTCAATTCTGAAACGAAATGCTATTCTGAACTTGCTCCCAGCTGATTTAATTCAAGAGGCAGTAGAGACCTGCCAAAAGGCTTTATCTAAAGTGAGACCTGAAGCGATTTTAAAAGCTTTTGAGAGCCTAAATGTAGACAAAAAAACTCTTGAAGCTTATCTAGGACATCCGATTGAGGAAACTAATGAGAATGAGAGAGCTCAATTGCAGGGAATCTATAATGCTATCAAGGACGGACAGGTAAAGCCAGAGGAAATTTTTAATACTGGAAATAAAAACCAAGAACTCATTCAGGCTGAAGTTAAAGAGAGTTTATTTGAGGAGACAAAAAATGGTTAAATATAATGGATCAGTTGTAGATGAGAATGTAAAGCTGTTCAAGCCTATCCCAGCTGGAAAATATCCAGTTGTCATCAATGATATAACCGTTGCTACTACTAATAAAGGAAATGAAATGTGGAAAATACGATTTATCATCTCAGAGGGAGAATATAGCGGACGATTTGTATTTGACAGAATTGTCTGGAGCAATAATGAATATGCGCTTGCTAGACAAAAGCAATTTCTCAAATGTTTTAACGCCTATCACGAAGGAGAATGGGAATATCATCCTCAATATCTGATTGGGAAAAAAGGAGAAGTCATAATAGAACTCGGAGAATATAACGGAAAACCTCAAAATAGAGTGCCTTTTGATGGGTATCATACTTACGCAAATAAAGAAAAAGAAGAGGAGAAGATACCATTTTGAAAATAAAAATCTTTGGAATTGGAATAGGGGTTTTAGCAATCATTGCGATTTTGTCTTGGGCTTATTCTAGCCTGAATAACCGCTATCGGATAGCCCTGCAGACTATAGAACAGCAGAAAAAAACTATCATTCAGCTTGAAAAAGAGCGTGAGGAATGGCTAAAAAATCCTAAAATTTTAGAGGTAATAAAAACAGAAACTAAATGGAGAACTAAAATACCTCCGCCAGAGGATATACAAAAGATTTGTCAAGAGGCTATCTATAAAAGAACTGCAGAAGACCCTGAGAAAATTGTCCGGGTGATAGACGAGGATTTTCTGCATAAGCCCCCAAGCTTTGAATTTACAGAGAAAGGCAAGAACTGGCTCCTTCAGCCAACCAAAGAATGCTTAAAATCGCTTGAGGATTGTCAAAATTCGCTTAAAAAGGCATCAAAACCTGCATTTGCTATCATTGAATACTCTTTTATAGAGTCTTATGCCTTGCCAGAACAAGCAATAACATCAGATTTATGGCTCTCTGCTAAATTTGGCGGAGATAAATTAAGAGTCGGACCCGCAATTGGAGCAGAAATAGGACTTCTACCAGATAGCTCCGCTGAATGGACTATAAAAGCTGGTATTCAAATATCTGGAGATATTTGGAGTAGATAGAGAGGGGAACAATGAACCTTGACTTAATGAAATTACCTGCATCGCATTTTAAGATTGCGATAGTTTGCTTATTCTTGACTGACCAAGAAACCGGAGAGCTTATAATTAGTGCCAGAAAATTGGCAGACATCTGCAGAGTTAGCAGAATAGTAGTTAGAACAGCTCTTAAAAACTTAACCGAATTAGGGCTTCTAATTATAGAAAACTCGCAAGGAAAGCAGAAAATAAAAATAGCCCACCCAGAAAGCCAATTTTCATCAATAAAATCAGAGATTTGCAAACAGGCAGATTTCAAAGATAGCCCACCCAAGATAGCAAAAATAGCCCACAAAATAGCCCACCCAGAAAGCCAATTTTTGTCAATAAAATCAGATACCTATAAACAAGACGATTCTTTAGATAGCCCACAAAATAGCCCACTTTCGCAAAGCTTGCAAAAAACATTTATAGATATATCTAACGTTAAGCAATTAAGTATACCTGGATTATATATAACAGTTAAAGATAATAATATTACCCCCCCGGGGATCCCCCCCAAAAAATTAGAGAGTCCTAGCCCTAAAAAACCCACTAAAAAGAAGACTGATAAGGATAACCCGCCTGACCCTAGAGTCAAGCAATTTGTAGATAAAGCTTGCCAGTCATTTAAAGAAAAGACCGGCAAGCCTTATCCGAATTCTGCTATCCCCCGGATAGTTAAGCAGGTAAAATCATCCTTATCATCATACTCTCTGGATGACCTTCTAAACTTTTGGCATAAATATCTGAATACAGAATTTTGGTTTGATAAAGGAACCGGGAAAAGCCTAACGGTCTTTTTCAATCATCTGCCAGAGATAGTTAGCTATAAACCCTTAAATGCCCAATCTGTAAAACAAGCTGGTTCTGTTCTAACTATAACAGAGCTAATTCAGATAAAAGAAAAAGTCAAACGAGGAGAAATAACTATGGAACAGGCAGAGATGATGCTTATGCCTAAAAATAGGGAGATTAACTGATGGATAAGGGGGTATATCGCATAAGGTCTCAAAAACGCCCTATAATTGATTTAATCGCTTTTAAGAGGTATTTTTAAGGGGGGTCTCGGAAGACAGGAAGGGGGTATTGAATGGCAGAAAAAGGTTTAATTGAACAGGTTGCTCAAAAAGGGAACATTTTTCTGGATCAAGTGCAAGAGATAAAAGGACAGATAATGGGGCAATGTAAACGCCATCCGGGAATCTGGTATCCTGTAATAGCCCCAGCCGAGAGCCTAGATGTATTTGGGAAATATATTGCAGTTGCCTGTCCGGAATGTGATAAGGAATGCGAAGAATGGCAAGAAGGGCAAAGAAAAAAAGAAAAAGACTTAAGAGTTAGAAATTTAATTAGACACGCTTGCCTACCGCCTAAACACCTAGAATTCCTGAATAAGCATCCATCTGTTTTGCCTTATTGTGAAGGACAAGCGCAAGCTTTTTCATTATTCTGGAAAACCATTCAAAGACCTCATACCGGGGCAATTTTATACGGTAATCAAGGAACTGGGAAGAGCCTAATGTTAAGCTGGGGTATTTTCAGGCTTGCCAAAGAAGAACTCGCTGGCTTTTATACTACCGCTCTGGAAATCTATCAGGAATGGAAACGAGATTTTCAGCACGAGATAGAGTTCAGGGATACCCTCTGTTCCTATGATATTCTAGCAATAGACGAAGCAGACATATTCCCTCGCCATAGAGCAGATAGAGGAATTGAGGGAATCTGGTTTCTGCTCAATCAAATAATCACTCGCAGGATAGATAATGATCTTCCAATCTGGCTTGCAACTAATGCTACGCTCCAAGAGCTTGAAGAAATATATGGCTCTCGCTCTATAAGACGGATATTGCAAGACGGAATAGCGATAGAGTGTAACTGGAATAGTTACCGGGACTTTAATTTTATAGGGAGAGAACAATGATTCAATTTTTTGTAGAAGGAGAACCTGCGCCAGCAGTCAGGAAAAATAGAAGCGATAGATGGCGCAAAAGGAAAAGTGTTGAAAAAGAATATGAATGGCGCAACTGGCTTACTTTAAGAGCAAGACAATTCCGGACGCAATTTTTCAATCTGGAGTTCCCAGTCCGCGTGAAAATAGATTTTTATTTTGAAGGGAAGACAGGTAAAGTGGATGGAGACAATCTTTTTAAGAGTGTAGTAGACGCTCTTGTTTATGATGGTCTTATCCCTGATGATTCAATCAAATACATCAGCGAAGGCGTTTGGAAAATCTTCTCAAACGCTCCAATGACCAGCGGAGCGATGATCACGATTGAGGAGACGAAAAATGATTGATTATTTGAGTAGAATTTTACTGATGGTCTTTATTGCTTTTATGATAGCGCTCTCTATTTTAGGCATTATCTATATCGGTCAACTATTAAATCATAAGTCAGACCCTTCGCCGGAACCTTCAGACCTAGAACCGGTTATGATTTGTCACGAGTTTCTTGACGGGAAATGGACTTGTCAGTTTGTGCAGGTTAAGAAAGTGGATGACAAAAAATGAATTTGATAGAGAATATAAAAGATATTCCGGCTCAATGCTATGAATGCGATTGGAGAAAACCCTGCCGTAATGGCTGGTTTTGTAATCATCCAGCAAGCGACAAGAAAATTCAAATCCGTCATCCATATTGTCGGCTAAAAAATTGCCCGTTAATAAGAGGGAGCAAAAATGAAAATCAAACTTAAATTTTTCATTGCTAAATGCCCTTATTGTGGGGCTCTTGAAATATGGCAGGAATATGAACCAGGAGCTCAATTTTCCCATCCAGACTGGGATTATGAACGAGATAAGCTGGCTCCGTGCTTTCATATTAAGCACGATACAATGAATTTTAAGAAAATGAGAGCAAGATTTTATAGTTCAAAAACGATAGGGAAAAGCAAGCAGGTTCTGATTAAGATTAAGGAAGTTGAGGTTGAGATATGAAAAAATCAAATAGCAAAAAACTTGTCAGCAAGAAGCGCTGGCAAGAGTTTGTGCGAAAAAATTCTTGTAATAGCTATGGTCTATCAGTCTGTTTAGCCGTTTTAATGCTATGGGAGGCTGGCGTAAAAACAAGAAATGAGGCATTAGAGAAACTATTAGAATGGCACTTAAGATTATCGGGTTTTCAAGCTGAAACCGCTATTGATATAGCGCTTAATAAGCGTCCGCAGAATTGGCTAGATAAAAGTATGTGTAAGGTGATGAGAGCTAGGAAAGAGAGGTGGTAAATGAATAAGGTCAAATGTGAAGCTTGCGGGAAAGAGGTGGACTATGTGATGTCTTTCAAGACACGGGACGGGAAAACTACACGGCAAATCTGCTCTGATTGCTTCAAAAAAGCAACGACTGCGCTTCTGGAAAATTTAAGAAGAAAAAGGGGTGAAAAAAAATGAGTAAAAGATTTAATATCATAGCGATGAGCGGCAGTTATTGCGTTTGTCCTGAGTGCGGTTGTGAAGATTTTGAGAAATACCCAGAGCCGATTGAGATTGATGGCAGGATTTATAATACCCGTATAAGATGCTGTGAATGTGGCTGGGTTGGATTTGATGATGATACCATTGAGGCAGAAGAGAAAGGGGGTGAGGAAAATGATAAAAATCTCTAATCCTGATACATCAGAGATATACGACACTTGGCATCTATGCAAAAGATGCCTCAGCGTATATACGCATAGTCAGGGGGATTTTGAGGTTATCAAGGGCAGGGAGTGCTGTGTTAATAATTTGATGACCCTGCCAAGTTGGATAAAAGAAATAATCATAGAAAGGAGAGAAAAATGATAGAGAGAGAAGGGCATTGGGTTGTATGTAGAAATTGCGGGAGGGCGATAGATAAGGATGAGGCATATAAGTGGGATGCCAGAGAGAGCATCTACGCATCTGGAAATGCTCTCTGCCCCAAATGTGCCAAGAGGTTTTACAAGGCGTGCGACCTATGCGATGGGATTGGGCATATCCAGAAAAAACTTCGCTTTCCACGAATACAATTCATTCCGAAGATAGGATGGGACGCCCATTTAATCTGGGAGAAGAGAGAGAGATTTCATATCTCGCTTGAGATAGGCGTCCAAATCAGGGAGACCATCACTTGCCCTATGTGCAATGGGAGCGGTAATCTCAAATGGGGGAAGGAATGATAAGCCGGAGCGAAACTCAATTTAAGAGGTTCTTGCGGTTAGAGTTAGAGAAGGGAGAGAGGCGTTATGGCACTCCCTTTATAGAGCAGAGCATTTTGAGCAGAGGCGAAACCGTTGAGGACTGCATCAAGAAGGAGCTTGCGGGAGTATATCTTTATGCTACATTGCTCCCCGGCTGGAGGGCTTGGTTAGCCCGAAAGGGCGCTTATCTGTTATTCCAGATCACAAGACCAGAGTTTCTGAAGAACCCATTCCGAAATAGCTGGTGCAATAAGCACGGAATGGAAATAATTATCTCTCGTCCTCATTGGTATGGCTGGATGAAAATTAGTTTGAAATGGAAGAGAAAACATAAAGGGAAAACCCCACTCATTGGAATAAAAATCTGGCATCCAAACGATGCATACGCAACACTATTTGAATTAGATTTCTTTAATTTCTCATTCAAGATAGAGTTTTAAGGCGCTCAACCTTATGGCTCTTTATCAGGCTTCTTATTGTTTTTCCAGTCCAAATACTTTGCCCAGCCGTAAATAGAGCCAAGAAGAGCAGTGATCCCCCCAAGCAAGGATACTGCAGAAATCAAAGATTCTACAAAAAACTCTTGCTCTAGTTTCAGAATACGCTCAAGAATAAGGGTGGTATAGATAAAGACTAGCCCTATACCTACCAGCAGAAGCGTTCTGCTGATACTCAAGCGGTTATTCATACCACGCACAAGGTCATTCAGGTCTTTGCGCAAACTCATTAAATCACCCCGCAATATAGAAAAACAAGAAAAATGATAATCAAGAATAATACAATAAAAGTTAGCAAGCGCAAAACCGGATCAGCAAAATGTTTCTTGAACCGATACCATTGCAACTGCCAAAATGTCATATACCTTCTCCCTTCAGTCCTACCCCACTTGGCGTCCCAAACGGGATAATACGCGGGGTAGCGTTTTGGATAACGCTCTCTCATCGCACATATCCCCCCAAATTAAATCATTCTCTTTACGACATTTACTGCAAAGCCTATTCCAATTTCCTTCACTTAGAAAAGGTTCTCCGCATTTAAGACATTCTCTTATTTGCCCATCTTTTTTTCTACTCATACCAGAAAATCCCTTACCCCTCTCGCAATAGCTTGCGCTATTTTTTCTCTACCGTCAAGCGATTGCAGAAAAGTGCATTCAAAGAAGTTAGTGATAAATCCAGCTTCTATTAGACAAGCTGGAGCTATTGTATGATGCAGGACATACAAGCTGGAATGCTGGCTCTTACTCTCGTGTTTTATGCCTCTACCAGTTAAATCAGAGATAGTCTTTAACCTCTCGGCAATACATTCAGCAAGCTCTCGCCCCTTATCTGAAAAATAAAAAATCTCCCATCCTTTCGCATTTGGGTCAGAAGCCGAGTTGTGATGAATGCTGATAAAAGCATCTGGCTTGACCTCATTCTCTATCTCGCATCGTTTAGCGAGTGTTAGGTCTCGGTCAGTCTCTCTCGTCAAGACGCTCTCTATACCTTGATTATCAAGCTCACGACGCAATTGAAGCGCAAGCTTCAAATTCAGATCAGCCTCTCTTATCGCTAGATGCACTGCTCCGGGGTCTATTCCGCCGTGTCCCGGATCAATCATAACCTTCATTTCTGCCTCTTCCTCTCTTTTTAATTCAAAACGATTAGCCAGCAGAATGGTCTGCATATAAATATAATACACTTAAGCGGAAGCAATCTCAACTTTTCAACTTTCATCATCATTTATTCCTAATTTAACCGCTATCTTTAACACTCTTTTATCAATCGCCTGTAATATTCTTGCCTGTTCTCCAACAATCTTCTCCAGTCGTTCGGAATTATCATTAACAGCTTTATGACGCTCTTTACAGACACTTTCAGATACTTTACAATCTATTCTGCCGTTGAGATTAGCCCATCCCCACGCAAAAGCGCCAATCATTAAAGCTCCAAGACCTGCTATAGTCCCGATTATACCTATATATTCAGCCATCTCCATAATCATTTATCCTGTATCTATTTTTTCAGATTGCTGGACTTCATTCAAAGTATCTGCAGATTTCTTTAAGCCTTCTATCAATTGCTCTTTAGAGATAGTAGGTAAAGATGAAGTCGTCTGCTCATCAGTCTTCTTTTTAGAAGGCTGATTAACAATTTTTATTTGCCTAATAGTATCCATTTTTATTTCCCGTGCAGGTAGTGCCCTACAATAACTCCAGAGATATTTACGGTAGCTGGGGCACCTGGAGTTATCCAGACTTGAACATAAGGCGGAAAAGGTAATCCTTTTAAAATCCAGAAAACTGGATTACCAGCAAATAATTCGGAACCACTCCCAGCTGTAAATTCAGCGTAATCAGATATTTGGATATAATTCTCTGTAATATCTTTATTTTCATCTAATTCTGCGCTTGCTCTGATAGAGATTGTGCATTGAGAACCGCTAGCTTGTTCTACCCAAAATCCTAATGCGCCTAGCTGTTTTGTATCTATCGCAGGCGTAATAGGAACAGGGTCAGTTCCGCCAGATGTGCTTGCCTCAAATTTTTGCACATACCCTTTTTCTGGCGATGATGAATGAAAAGTTGGCTGTGGAACCTGATTAAAACTCGGCGAATAAGTCATTTTTTAATACCTCCTTCTTTCTTTTTTAGGATGATGATAATCTGCAGTCCAGTAAATAGTTATATCGCTCTCTCCTCTTAAATGCTGTCCAACGAACTGAATATATCTAGGGAATAATACAGCAGTTTGATATGCTATAAATATGCCACCAGATATTTGGGCGTTTCCTAAAAAGCCTATATCCACTAGCTTATTGATATTAAGATTATTATCCTCTCCAAGCTCTTCTGAGCCATAGCATCCTATTATCGCACCATTTGGATTAGATAAAATACCGAGAATAGATATTCCCGCAACTTGTCTGGTATCTATTGCAGGAGAAATCCAGTCTAGGGTTGCCCCAAAATGTCCTGTAGATTTAAATCTCCAGGGCGCATTCGGAGGGCCGCTATGAAATTTCGGCTGAGAAAAATTATCAAAACTCGGCGAATATGTCATTCAACCTCTCCCTTCTCTTCGCTCTCTCCAGGCATCATTCTTATTGATAGTATATCTCTTCCTAATCCTTTTGCAACTGTCGCCTCCGATAATTGCTTATAAAGCTTTCTCAAAACTGCCTTTTGTGTCCGGCTCATCTCTTTGGGTGGAGTTATTGGAATTCTGCTAGCGGATATTCCAAACATTTTCGCATATTGTTCTGCTAAATTTTTCGGATACCTGAATTCGCCAGTTTCCCTATATATTCTAGGCACTCCCGGCATAGCAGTCCATTCATAAGGAACTGTGCCATATTTCAATTGCATAATAGTTTGATGAAGCAGATTATATTGAGGTATCTGGCGTAAAATATGTTCGCTTAAAGGAGGATTAACGCCCTTAACTATTTTAATTTTATGAGTTTGCGGATCGTATGTATATTTTTTGCCCTGTATTTCGGCAACCAATGGCGAATCAAAATCCTTATCCTTAAAAAGGTCTCTATGTAAAAATCGCTCAAAGGCTATTTTCCAAGCTGGATGTAAGCTATTTATCAAATCGGGCTCGCTTATGATATTGAACGGATTCGGTCCGCGAGTGTTTAGGAATACTATCTGTTTTGTGCCATCTTTTGCAGTCTCAAATCCAATAGGGAAAGAACCCTTTAGCCAATCTGGTAATGTATCTAAATCCGCTCCCATATTTTTAAGTTCATCTTCCCATTTCTCTTTCCCAAACTGAACCAACTTATACATCAAAGCTTCTCTAGCTGGATATTTAGCAGGTAAAGTCCAAAAAACTAACCGGAATACATTTTTATACCAAGACCAAAACGGAAACAAAAATCGCCTGATATAATTCTTTTCTGCATTGCTCAAATCCCAATAATTAAATAGAAAATCTCCAACTGCGTCTATAGCCTGTTTTTGCAATTCTGGAGACTCTAAAACATCCTTTAGTTTTCTCTCTACGACATTATTCAGGAAAAAGAATCGTTTCCCAGCCTCTTTCGCGGCTTGAATTTTAGCCTCTTTAATTCCCTCGTGTAAATACATAGCTTTTCTGAAAAAACCTTCTACCTTTTCATTAAACGGCGCCATAGGGGCTTTGATAAAATTAAATAAACCTGCAAGTTTAGGATAAGCTACCTCTATTGGCTGTTTAGGACGAGCTACCTTAATAGCTTTTTGAGCTTCTCCTGTCCCGACTGGCACCTCTACGGTTTTAATATCCTCAAACGGATACTTCCCTTTCCCTAACGCTCTCCCGATAGAAGAAGGTATAGGCGACTCAGTCCCGAAAAATCCTGTCATTACTTGTGCTGGAAGTCCTATCTCTGCAAAACCTTCTGCACCGTATTTAGGCAAAAGTCTGGTTTTAATTCTACCCATTAAAGTTCCTGGCTCTATACCCGGTATAAGTATTTCCCCTCTTAAAACTCTCTCTCTGAATTCGGGAGATGCTCTTCTCAAACTCTCCTTAAACGCTTGCATCCCCGATGGACTTAACATTCCTTGTATAATAGACAAGAGCACATTACCAAACATATTATTCAATAACCAGCGGGGGCTTAATCCAAGCACAAAATTTCTCCAAGCGGATGTAGGTAAATCCCAAATAGCTAACGCAGTTCTACCTGTCAAGCGTGCTGTTCTTGTCATCTCTTCATACGCGGCTCTAGGGACGACATATATCGGATATTTTTTCGCCCACATATCCAGAGTTTCTTTTGTGATATTCTTGAGCTTGTTATTAGCGGCCCCGATAACATAATCTACTTGAGAACCTAATTCTGCTCTTAAAGCATCTACAGTATCCTCAAATATATCTGGCGCAGTAGCTTTCAGGTATGCTAAACTATCTGTAAGTTCATTCCAAGCTTTTCCTAGAATAGACGATAAAGCATCCTCTCCCATAGTCATAGCAAGTGCAGGCAGATCGTGTGCTATCTCTTCTGCACTTTTCCCTATAAGATTGGGAGCGAATTTCTCGTAAAAAGCTCTCCGCAACCCAGCTTGTATTTCCTCAATAGCAGGCATAATATATACCTCTCGTTCCCCCATAACTCTCCGCCTTCTTAAGGTTGTCCAATGAGGTTCTGGGGTTTCAAACATCCCATAAGGAAGGCGCACTTCTGCTCCGGGAACCATCTTTTGTATAGGAAGTGATACTGTCTTTTCTGTTAATGGCGCTACCTTTTCGCCAGGAACCCATAATTTTGCTCCCGGTATATTTTTCAAATTTTCAGCAACTCTTATTCTAGCCTGTTCTTGTGAATGCATCATTTGGCGGATATTAAAATCCGCCTCTGGATTAAATATATTCTCGGGGAATAATCTCGCCCATCTTCTAAATCCGGCTTTAGCTGTCCACGACCAGAGACTGCGTGGCAAATAGCGCAGATACCAATGAGCGCCTGATTCAATCATCTGGGGCGGAGTATTAAAATGATAAACTAGATTAGAACCATCGTGTCCTTTTTTGAATTCATCAATTGCTAAATTCAAAAGAGTATCGTATTGAGAGGGTTTGTATTTATGAATATAAGCCAGAACATCATCTCCAGTCATACCTCTTAAAGCTTCATCAGCTAATGCTGTTAGTTCCTCTGGCTTTATTTCCGTTCCTTTAAGTTGTGTCTTAATTTCCTGTTCAAGCATTTCCCGAACATCTCTCATTATAACCGGGTCAGAGGTGATTTTTTTCGCTAATTCATCTCTTGCAAACGGCTTCCATAACCTCCTTTCCTCTATAACAGGGTCTAATTTCTCCGAAGTTGCCCAAGCTCTTGAAGAGTCTCTTAAAAACTCATAAGCCTTCCTTAAAGCAGAATTTTTTTCAAATTCTGTTAAAACTTCAGGGTATTTTTCACGAATAATGTCTAGGGGAACTTCTGTCATTATTTTCAAGTATGCTTTTTCGGTATCAGATAATTTTCCCAAGAATTTATGTGAAAGAGCTTCTGCTCTTTTAATGTCTGCCATCATACTCATACTTTCGCCAATTAAAGTTCTACGCAGAGCTTTTCTAGCTTCTCTCTGACGCAAAGTCTCCCCTATTCTAGTTAACACATCAGCTTGCGATAAGCTTACTTCTGGGGGCAAACTCTCGGCTCTCTGTATAAGAGCAGATTTTGCCTTTTGTATGTAAGTTTCAGGCGTAAGAGCCTTTTGAACAAATTTTAATCCTTCTCCGACTTCTTTAAGAGGTTTTGCAGTCTGTAGAGCTATATCAGAAGCTTTTCCTAAAGCACGCAACCCAAGTCCTAGCTGAGGAACCTCTCTACCACCCAATTCTGCTATTGTCCTAGCTCCTTGCTCAATAGCTTTCCTAGCTCCTTGCTCAAGAGCTAATCTACCCCCCTCTTCTGCAATTTTCCTTGCACCTGTTTCTAAAGCTTCTTTAGCGCCTTGTGATATAGCTCTTCTAGCTAAAGTAGCAAGAATCTGTCGCGCTCCAGTCGCCCCTGCTGATTCTAATAAAGACCCGCCCGCAGTGAAAGGGGCCGCGGCTACGCCTGCAGCCGCGGACAAATTAAGAAGATAATCAAGCGAAGTCCAAAGAGGATGCTCTTCAAAAGATTTTACCGGATGCACAACCTCTTCTTTGGTAGTTTCCCACATTCCTTTCCCTAGCTCTTTAGCAGTTTCTGTTGGCTGTGCCACTAATCCTTTAGCCAAATAGTATAATCCGGGAAGCATATAACGTATGCTTTTAACATCTCCCCAAAGGTTTTTAGCTATCTGAGCGAATTTGGATGGGTCTCCTTCAGCTTCCTTATATATCTGCTCAAGTTGCGCTAAATCGCTCTCTGTGAAAGGAATTTCTCTTGATTTCTCAATAGGAACAGAAAATAATCCTAGCCTGGCAACATAATCTTCTCTATGTCTGGAAGGGGATGAAAAATCAAATTTTATCATTTCTTACCTTCCCATATATCCCCGCCCTGGAGTGCCCCAACTCTGAGGAGGAGGAGGGAGAAGCCCTCCTGAACCTTGTTTTTGGGATAATTGTTTCCCCGAAGATTGTTTTCCCGAAGATTGATTTACAGAATTTTTGGATGTAGACTGCCACTCATTAGGAACATTTAATCCAAAAGGATAACCCTGGTAAGCCAGCGAAGGATTTACAGGATTTACAGGATTTGCCGTTTGCGAGTATTCTCTCGCTATCTTTCCCAATTCTGTATTTTCAGTGAATGCTTGCGCTACTTTAGAAGTAAGAGACGGATACAAAATTGAATACCCCTTAAGCGCGTCTCTAAATGCATCTCTCTTTTGCTCTGGGGTCATCGTCGTGTTCGCGGATATTGCAAAAAGATTTTCTAGCATTCCAGCCATTATTTGCGTATCAGATACAGGGATAACGCCTCTGCCACCGCCTCCTCTACCTCCTCCGCCACCGCCTTTCCCCTCTTTTTCTAACGCTTTTGCTTCAGCCAGCGCTCTCTCTGCTTGGGCTTTATAATAGTCAACCTGAGCTTGTTGTTCAGGAGTTAACGGAAGCCCACGAAGATATTCTTCTAATTCCTTCTTGGCATTTTTTTCTGCCTCAGTCGCCTGTAATTGCCGATTTAATTCCTCTTGCGCTTTTTGTTGTTCTAATTTCTTTTCTGCAAGATAGCTTATTGCAGGTCTTAATCCCTCTGCCACTCCCCCGAAAATAGTCCCTAAAGGCATAATTTCACCTCCCATTTATAAGAGACTCGCGATTAGGACTCCTAAACCTAATCCACCTAATTCCCCAAGCCCTTGCTCTGCTCCGGCTCTTTGTTCCGCTAACAGCCTTGCATAATCCATTCCGGGAGCAGTCGCTGCGCCTATAGCACCAACTCCTGTTTGAGCCGCTAATGCCGCTAAATCCTTTACACCTTGCGCTTGCTGAAGTTTGGCTTCTAAAGCCATCTGGTTTAATTTATTCCGGTAATCGCTTATCTGCTCTGCGGCTTGTCTATTCAAATCAGACGCTACAGCTTCTGCTATCCCAGATTGAGATAATCCCATCCTGCTCATACGCCCTGCTACATTCTCAAGAGCAGTCCGATACTGACTTAAAAGCTCTTGCGGAACTCTCATCCGGGCTATAGCTTTAGTTATACGCGGTCCGTATAACATCCTAGCCTGTTGAGTATAAAGCGGATACATAACTTCAGACGGATACACAAATTTTTCCGCCTGCTCTTTTGCCCATTTAGAGTATTTTTCGCCTGCGCCTTCTCCGCTTTTCCCAAAAAGTGTATCCTCTAAGCTCATATCGTTTCACACCTCCTCATTTTTCCTTATATCCTATCAAATAAGCCCTGAAATACTTGCTATGGTCTGAATAAATACCCGCCGCCTCATCCTCCACTTTCCGATAGTAAATAAAATTATTATCATCTACATCAACCCAACAATCTTGTCTGTCAAAGTCCCAAAATGTCCGGCTACTATCTGTTATAGTATTCCGACCGCTTAAACTCACTGCCGGCCCCATCTGTAATGATTTTACATCATATTTTGGAAGTTTGCAACCGAAGTCAAACTTTATAGATTTATAAAAAGTAGTTGAGGCGGGCACTGTCATAGATATTTGAAGACTTGCCCTAATTAAAACTAAACTTGCATAATATGGCACTCTCCAAACTTTCCAGTCTCCTGATATATTGTCAGCTTCCAAAATTTTCACTGGCTCTGATAATAAAACTATTTTCTTTTCACTCTCTACTTGGTCTTTTAATGATTGCAGATTTATCTCCTGCTCTTTTGCCCATTTTTTAGTGCTAGTTTCCTTAAAGGGATTGGGCATTTTTCATAACCTCGCTTGTGCATACGGCTGAAATTCTATACGCCAGGGATATATTTTAATCTCACCCAGACTATCTGTTCCTGTAAATTTCAGCCGTAAAGTTTTCCCAGATCCGTTCAAAGCAGTCTTAAAAGAGTCCAAAGACCCCGTGCAACTGAGATTTTTCCCACCTGTATAATTCTCTGTGCTTCTCCCATCCAGATACCATTTAACATTGATAGTCTGTCCGGTTTCGCCATCTGCCTTAAATTCCAAATTAAGAAAAGCTTTTCTATGTTCAGGATGTAATCCTCCCCAAGCGAAATCAAAATCTGCAGTCTCCAATTCCCAGCTAATGTTTTGTCCTAAATCGTTATCTGAATTGTTGAGATAAAATATATTCCCGTTTTTATCTCCACCAATAATTAGAAGCTTATTTGGATAATAATCATTCCGTTGGTCTATTTCTAAAACATTAGCAGACATAGTTTCAGTTCGCCAATGCTTAAAATTATAATTAAAAATTAAAGCAGTATCTTGATAATCATTAGTCCCTGTGCTTATCATCCAAATAATCTCTTTATTTGTCGGATGATGTATTCCGCAAGTTTTATCTAATCTATTAAGATTAAGTGTTTTTATCAATTCATCTTTTAAGCCTTTGCTGATATTCTGAAGAACTGACCCATCTGTAATATAAAAATCCCCTAGCTGACTTTGAAAAAATACTCCAGCACCTTCTGAAGATAAAACAGGAACTACACTTGCAGGGGATACAGTCCCTATTCCTTTTATGCCTAATTCCGCTTGAACATAGCTATCTCCTGATTTAACAAGAGAAAATATATTGTTCCTACAGAAAATTAGCAATCTATCCTCAAGTGGACATAAAGCTGTTATTTCCGCAGATTGCGCAGAAGGCATATCCCATTTATAAGCTAAACTGATTTTTTCTGGCTGACCATCATAAGACCAGAATACTACATTTCTCTGGTCTGGGCATACAAAAAATAGCTTATTATCCCACCAGCAAGATAAAATATGTGCTGGTAAAGTTGTCCTATCTGAATTATCTGAAACTGGCTGAGCAATTAAATCAGAATCGCTCATCCCCTCTATGAAACGAATATACCGCTCAGTAGAATTGCTATATGTAAAAACCGCCTCTCGGGGAATTTTAGCTACTAGATAATAATTATCATCTCCACAAGGAGTTCTATAAACATAAATCCATTCCCAATGAAAGTAATCATCAATAACTCCAGGATAGCCCTTGAATGCAAATCCAAATTCAAAATTATTACTGGATGGATTAGAAAATTTAGTCAAAGCGTCTGATAAAGGAAACTCGTATCCTTCTGAATTAACAAAAGAGATTTTATGCTTACAATCTCCAGAACCAGTTGCGTCCGGAGAAGAGGCTACTATCCGAGCTAATATATATGCAGATGCCTGAACCCAACAGCCATTATCATCTAAACACTCATAAGGACTTTCACCGCCACTAGTAGAGGCTCTAGTTCCTATGATTAAACCGGTATTGCCGGCATTATATCCACCAACTATTTTGAAAACTATATCTATTGGACGAGATAAATAGTCAGATATACCTAGAAAAGGTCTGACTTCTATATCAACCCAGTTATAGCTAGTAGTATAATCTTTTCCAACTAATCTCTTAACAAAAACCTGCCGATTAGATGTTTTATTGATATAAGTTATTGCAGAATCATCTTTATATTCTACATATACATCCATAACCCAATTAGGGCGAACAGAGGCATTCTTAAAATATAGACGAATTTTACTCAAGCCATAGACAGTATCCTCACCAGGAACATGACTTGGACTAACGCCTCTTATACGAAATTCCTTAACATTAACTTCCCAACCAGTCACTCCAGTTTCATTTGAAACATCATAAAAATAAACTGCTGATGTCCCTTTAGTTTGTGTCCCTTGCGCTATAACTTCACCATATTTACTAGATAATCTTGTGAAATGATGATTATTATTTAAGATATAAGATCGTATTCCTGTAGAAAAATATAATCTTTTCTGATGCCAAACTCCTGTAAAACGGATATAAGACAGAGAAGTTTCATCGGCAAGCGCAGTAATTTGTGTCAAAGTTTGCCCATCATTACTTAATTTATAAAATTTCCCATCAGCAGTAACGAAAAATCTATTATAAGGCGGAGGACAATCTACACGCCATTCGCTTGAAGCTGAGGGAGGAGTTCCACTAGAAGCAATTGAGTAGCGAAATCCAAATATATTTGCAGGAAGAGTAGTATCATCAACATACCATTTTAAGACAAAACTTGCATCTGCAGTAATAGAGTATTTATAAGAACTAGAATTATAAGAAACTGAAAAAGGACTTCCGCTACCTACTGCCGAATTAAGCGCATTTTGTAAAGCAGTTGCTAGCTCTGAATGCTCATAATACTTTCCAGATGCAAGCGTAGCTGTATAATAAGAACCATTATACACAAATTTCAGAGTGCAATTAAGGCTACTAATCTCTATAATAGGATTAGGCTCTGGCGGAATAAACTCTGCCACTATTTCAGAGCTAGCGTTTTTTATCAATTGTCTGCCTTTACTTTTACAAAAATATCCTTGAGGCTCTAGCCTGATATTTCTCATTGATTTAAATTGACTCGGCGCTCGGCTTTCAGGATTTATTGTGTCATTCTCTCCACCCGACAATCCTTGTGCAGTAAAAATTAACTTTTGTTTTGCTAATCCTCTTGCCATTAAATCACTCCTGCAATTTTAGACTTAATGTATTTAGATTGTCCTCTTTGTGGAGAAGATATATGATTGATTAAATCAACATATAGCTGATTATATCTATATCTCCATTCTCCAATTAAATCCTGAAAATTTTTATCACCAGCTAATCTGATTAACCCGCCTAGAACCAATAACTCGTGATAATTAGACGGAATAGGCGGGACATCAGTATCAGCGATCATATTACTCGCTTTTGGAATTTGCTCAATTATTAGCGTAAAGTTCCGTGTAGGTTTAGGGACTATGCCTATTTTACGGAAACTCTCTACGCCATTTATTTTAGAATATATCCCGGTTATGTAATATCTATCATCGCCATCTTGGCTGTTTTTCTCATTTCTATCACAACATTCCCAAAGCTCTTCTGGATACCCTTCTTCATAAACCGCACGCGCTAAATCAAAATCAGCAGGTAAATTATATTCTTGAGTTCCGCTAACGACATCTATTTCTATATTATTTCCAAAATTAAAATCATATTCACTTAATTTTGAAAACAGGAATGTCGCCTCATCATTTATAGCTTGTTTTTTCCTGTCAAGCGCAAATAGAATATCGTCTGGATCGTCTATTGCGCTTCTTATGCGGTTTATTATATCAAGAAAAGTCATCTATTGCCTCCTATTATTGCTCCTATAAATTTAGGAGTATATTTCCATTTCAGATACCCAGCGACTTCAGATTGAGCTATTTCCTCCAAATTTTGAGCTTCTCTCTCTTTAAGTTTATGCAATTTTTCAGAATAATTCATCAAATCTTGAATTGTATGCCATTGGCATCTAGCCCCTCTTAACCAAGTTAGAACATCATCTCCCAGTGGTCTATATCTACCATCTGGAGTTTGGACAATTTTGATCACGATTTTTTTAGGGACAAGTTTGAAAATTTTCTGTCCGCTAATATCTATCCCAGTTTGCTGGAGAACATATCTAGGAATTTCTCTACAATTCTGGTTTTTAAGAATATCTTGAAGTATGACCCATCTCCAGCCAACTCCACGCACAGGCATAAATCTGACAGATAAATGCGGATAGATTCTCAACATATCTCGCATAAATCTTTTGGAGGGTTTTAACCTCATTTTATTGCCCCCTATCTTCTTTTTTCGGAATTGGCGGGATGAGGTGGAGGGGAAATTTCGCTCCTCATCCCGCCTTTTTCCGAAATTCAATTTCCGATTAGCTCATCTGGCTATCGGCTTTCAAGTCTTTGATTATCCAGTTTGCTGGAGGCTCTACGCAGAATAATTGACCGTAAACATAAGCTTCTGCAGTATAAATATGTTTCTGTCCTGCAGTGCCTCGTCTACGCCAAATTTTGCCATTCTCCTTGTCAAACTGGAAATCTGCTCCAACTGCCCATTTAAAGGATTTAGTGTTCAGCCCGATAATATATCCGGGGGGCATTAGCTCTTTAGTCAAAGTCAAACCACCAGCCTGTAAGCCAGTGAGGTCTGCACCTTTGATTGGAGCATTATCATTGAAGACCCTCATTCCCTGCAATGTCTTCCAGTAAGCTCTCTCCATACTGGGATGCATCATTACCAAATCAGTCTGATTAGCCTCTCCAGTCACCTCAAACGGACTTTCCAGAGCCACCATTAGCAAAAGCTCGCTTATATCCCGAAGAGTCCCGCCATTTTCAAAAACATTAGCGCAAATCTCAGGATAATTGCTTCTGCTTAAGCCCTGATAAGTGCCTGAATTGCCAAGATGCTCCCATAAGCCCGTAATTGCGATACCATACTGGGTAAGATTAGAGCCGCTCGCAAACGGGTCTACTTCGCCTGGGACTACAAGGTCATCAGGAGCAATACCACTGCACGCAGTCTCCAAATAAATTGTCTCTTTATCTATAATTTTGGCGATATTAGACACATTTGAAGATGTGCCTAAACTTGAGGCCGCATCAATAACAACCGACCCGCCTCTCATGCACCAGAGAGACCCAGGCTCATTTGCATCACTTGTCCCCGGAGAAGCTGTGCAATGATAATAAAGAGTGATTGTTTTATTGTCCGCGCCTTTATTTTTAACTGTCGCAATCGCTCCATTGACTTTATAGCCGTGCAATTGCTGATTTACTACTTTACGCAATCCTCTCATTAAGCGATTCACTTGACTTTTAGCCTCATCCTCAATTGAACCGCCCCCTTCAAGAATTTGAAGAGCTTCCCAAGTAATCTGAGTTGTAGAAACCAACTTAATTAGCTTGCCATACATTTTAGCGCTGGAGCTTTTGCGTGCAGTAGGCAAAGTAGTCCCTTCAGCTACTGCTCTTCCGTTTCCGGGATCATTGAACACAGCAGGGATGATAAACTTATTATCTGCAAAAATCTGCAGATTTTTCACCTTCTCAATCTTGTCAAGCAAGATATGAGACTTCCTGAACCCAATCTCCATTATAGGCTGGAGCTTTTCCACTGCGGCTTCTATATCCGCGATCGCCTTATACACATCAGCCATAAGAAAACCTCCTTTTTAGTGGTTTTCTTATCCCTTAAGCATCTCCTCTATAGCTTCATCCATATTTATCTCACCACGAGCGAATTTGGAAACTGCTGGATGAGTTTCTACAGGTTTAGGAGCAGACCCGCCTCTGGAGCCTACAGAACCAGCGCCCTTATTCAAAAGAGCTTGCTCTTCCAAAGATTTTTTAACCTTTTCCACATATCCCTCAAACTTCGCCTTACTTGCTTCAATAGCAGACCTTAATTCAGATTGATTAGGCAATCTGCCGGTCTTTTCTACAATAGGGGCTAGAGAATATAAAGCTAGGCTGACTATCTCTGGTAAAAGCTCGTGATTTTCCATCCCAAGCTCTTTGACCACCGGCACCAAGCTAGATTCTATTTGCTGTTCATAGGTTATTACTTTAGCTGTATATTCTTGTTGGTTGCGCAATTTGTCAAATTCCTCTAGCTTACTTTTCACCGGTTTCAGCCTACGCTCTATTTCTGCCTCTATCAATTTAGCGTAAGGCTCTGCTTCTGGGACTTGCTGTTTCCATTGCTCAAGAGGGCTAGGCTCTTCTTCTGGCTGTTCTGAAGCTACTCCAGCTATTAAATTATTCAGATATTCAAGTTGCTGTTGCATAAGCAAGGCCTGCTCTTCTAAAGTCCCGTATTTTTCCTCCAGTTCCTTCTTCTCCCTAGTGAGCTCATCTATTCGCTTTTGGATGACGCTTTCAGGGATAAGTTTTTCTTGTGTTTTTTGAACCTCTCCTTGCCCTTTTGAGGGCTCCTGAGACACTCCACCAGCTGGTTCAGCTGATTGTTGGGAAGCCACTCCCGGCAATGCCCCTTGTCCAGCTTTTTCCTTGTCAGCCATTTTTCTCTCCTTCTTGGTAACGCAGTTTGAACTGCGAGGGGGATAAAACACTCCTGCCATCAGCTAGCGTGCCCCCTATTCTACTCGCTAACTGAAGAAAATTAAAACCCTTAAAACCCTTTACCATCTTAAATCTCACCTTTTGATTGAGAAACTCCTCCAGAAAATTCTGCCAATTCTGGCTTTCCCTCTAATTGCTGTAAGTATTGTCTCCAGAAGTCTACTGCTGGAAGAGAGCGAGCTCCCGGAATTCTAGGAAAAGATTGTATCCCAAAGGCTCTAACCGGCCCTCCAAATTGCAACGCTCCCATCCCAGCGCCAGGTCTAATCAAATAAGTTCTTGCCAGATTAGATAAAGCCCCTTGATAAAGAGGCGATTGAGATAATCCCGATCCTTGTCTTAATTGTCCGAAATCGTAAGGCATTATTCTTAATCTCCTTTCTCTTGACTGCCTTGATGCGAATATCCAAATACAAACGGAAGTAAAGGAAGAGCAAATGGGGCAACTGTTGCGCCTGTTCCACCTTCTCCAACTATAGCCCCTTCAGGAGCTATTTTTCCCAATAAACTGCTTACTACATCTCCTAGCAAACCTGATGTCCCTGCATTCGCCGCCTTTGTCATTATCTTTGTCATTATCGCAGATTTCGCAAGGTCGCTTACTGCACCTTGATAAAGTGGAGATTGGCGTAAAGAGCCTAATCCAACTGGGGAACGATATGTATTGTAAATTCCGTAATCTGGCAAATCAATTGACATAAAGATTATCTCCTTTGATTATTTAAGGCTCTTTGTCTTTGTTCTTCTACATCAGCTAAAAGCTGAGATAAATGAACTATAGCATTCATACCAGGAGCTCCCCAGAGATCAACATACCTCCTGGGAACTACAATTCTTTCTCCGTGAGCTCCCTCAAATATAAGCACTGGCATTCGATCATAAAGCTCCTTCCGAGCATTTATATTGCCACCAGCGGCCTGTGGCACGTTAATAGGTTCTCGCCTATTATCGTTTAGCGGATCATAATTTTGGTCATCTGCCAGTCTAAGAGGAACCCCCTCTCCTCTTCTGAGCGCGTCTCTAAGACTCCGGGGAATCAAGCTTGCCGGATCAAAATATGTTCCTTCATTTCCCATTTTTCTAGCACCTCCTAAATTTTAGATTAACTAATTTGAATCTTTTGTCAAGTCTAATGCATCTAAAATAATGATGAAGCTGAATAGGATATATAAAGCCGAGATTTGGATAATGACATTCATCTGGATGAATCATCTTATGCGTTGTAGATTTGGTTATCTTCCAAGCGATTTTTATTATTATATGGACGATATTACTTACATAATAGGCGCCCTTGTGCTTGTATCTTTTTATTGTCTTATGTTCTTGTTTGTTCTCACTATCGGACAGCATCCAAATTTTTTTCATAGCTGGTATAATATCTGCGCTCGTCTTCTCAGACATCACGGCGGGCTTATGCCAACGATTATATTCACAGTGCTGATTATAGCAGACATCTATTATGCTTTTTCTCAAAAGCTCAATAATCCTTATCGTATTTATGACGACCTTCAAGGCTATCACTGGTCATCCCCCTGGTATCACTGGTGGCTCCCCGCCTTGTATGGTTTCAGCTTCATTCCCTGGGAGTGGCTCTCCGATTGGCGAGATCATCTCTCCAGTTGGCGGAACCATCTCTCCTCCTTCAGCTCCCTCCTCAGGCGGTATTTCCATAGCTTCTAAACCCATTGGCGGTTCTGGCTGAGGAATAGGTATTGGCGGTTGCTGAGGTTTTCCGCCTTGTTGTATTTCTTTAAGAGCGTCTTGTTGTCTGATAAGTTTCTGCTTAATCAATTCCCGATGTTCATCTATATGTTTAGATAATCCCTCGTATTCGGCTGGATTACGCAAATAAGCTGGATTATTAAATTCTTGCTCGTGTTCAAATATATGTGCCGAATGGTCTTGATGATCATTTGCGTGAATAGAAGGCTCTATTGGAAGCCCTCTTCTGATTTGCTCTCTGGTTTCTGCTATTATCAGCCTGTTTTCTGTTCTAGCAAGCTCCGTAGAGCGTGTCAGGTTATTAAGTAATTCTCTTGAGTATGGAGTATCTATCATTCTTAACCAAGCGACATTATACGGATACTTGCTTAAATCTATTGCACCGTATTTTTGAGCTTCCAAGCTCATTGCTATTTGACCTGCTTTAGATTGCGGAGTAGCAGACCCAGCTTCTACACGAACATCAAAATCAGACAAATCGTCCATAACGAAATCCGCTACTTCTATCCCATACCATCCCGGTTCTGCTAATGCACGCAGTTTTTCTTGAGGCATAAACTGCTTTAAGGCTTTAAGATAGAATAAGCCTGTTTTAGCCTCTGCCTGTTCTATCATCTGGAATTGAGGCTGAAATTTTTTAAGACCAACTTCTTGTAATCTCGCAATAGCAAGAAAAGGCATCCGTCTTTGAGGCTCTATACCTTTATTAAGAGACCCCACAGTCTGCTCTTCAAATTTAGCATAGAGCCTATCAAGAATAGCTATAATATCCGGAGGTATATGAGGCGGTTCTGCCCATCTAGGCACCCCAGAAGCTCCTTCTGCAATTTCCCAAATACCAGGCTCATCTGTCAAATCCTCATCTCGTAACCTGCAAGATTTAGGAACCATTAACTTTAAGACCATTGTTTTGACACGATTGGTTAGAATCATTGTCCAAAGCAGATTGATTAACCGCTGATGATTGATAACAGATTCTGGCAATCCTCTACCCCAGATACTAATCAAGCCAGGCTCATAAGTATATTGAACTATCCTATGTCCACCCCAGATAGATTTTTTCCAATTAGGTTTGCCGTTTTCCCATATAATTTTATCCCAATTGGGATGTTTTAATCCATCGTGAATTATTTTATCATCGCAAATTACCCAATGACCACCTTGCGGTTTATCTGGAGTTGGCGCTTCAAAATACTCTATTACTTCCTTTTGATCTGACCTTTCCTCTAGCGTCAAATCTCCACTCTCTTTATCTGCAAATATCTGTGTTGTTTTAGTTCCCGGTTTGAGTTTGACCTTATAGACTCCCTCTACGAATTCTCTATCCATATAGCGGTCTATAATCAACCAGGGGGATGTATTTATATCATCTATCCCAGCTGGACAAAATACTTCAAATCCAGACAGGATAGATATTTTTACATTCATTTTTACAGGAGCTTCTATCTCTATTGTTGGCTTTCTCCAAAGCGGGTCTTCATTAGCATCTGGCGGGACTTTTTCAAGCTCTGGACGATATTTAGGATTAGGTCTAACAACTTTTATTGTCTCTGCATTATACTCTTCTGGATGCACCCATTTGAATGCAGTTCCGCAAATAATAGTCCAGAGAATACATTTAAGATGATCAACCAAATAATTAGTCTGATGTCTTAAAGCATCAAAGATTTTAGTGCCTACTCTTGCTATATCTTCTGCTCTTTGTCCCGGAATAGTAGGCACAAGATATAAAGCTCCAGGCTCTGACGCTAATTCCGCAAGAATTATATGAGTGGCAAGTTTTATCTGATTATCAATCATTACGAAAATCTTACCCTTCTTGCGGAGTTCCTCTAGCTGTTCATCCGTTGGGATCAATACTCGTCCTGTCTCTTCAGACCGAACTGCTAGCTGATGACCGAGATAGAAATGAAGATTTAAGAGCATCTGTTGAGTGACGCTCTTTTTAGAATTTTGAGCAGTGCTTAAGCGCTCTTTTATCTTTTTTACAACTGGGTCTTCGTTATTCATAAGCATTATTTACCGCTAATCCGTTTAGCGACATTATGAATAGCGGTTCTCATTGCACGCTTTCTACCTTGTGCAGATAATTCCTGAAACCTCTGTTTTCCGTATTTCTTACGACCTATCCAAGCCGCAAGAGCCGCCGGATTACTTGCCCCTCTTTGTGCAAGTTTAGCTTTTAATTGTGCAAATCTTTCCCCAGAGCCTAATTGAGGTTTAGCCATTTTTTCACACACCTCCTATTGATTTTACGAATTTTTCCCAAGTCCAAATCTCCTCTTGAGTCTCTTTACTTTTCTCTTCTCCTTTTTTCTCATATAATTTTGTCAAATCTTCCAGCCATTCATCTGGCTTTTTTCCAAACAGGCTAGGCAATTTTTCTAAATCTATGTTTTCTAAATTATTAGCCTGTTTTAATTCCTGTTCTGTAGCATACAATAAATCATCCAACTTGTCAACCAAGTTATTTACAAATATCCAAACTTTTCTGCGCTTAAATAATTTTAGCAAGAATTTCCTCATCACATTCCTCTATCCGTGCCAGTATATCCTCATAATTTACTAATATCAAATTTTTTTCAGGTGTCAAGTTTCCAATATAAATCGGGAAACAGACAATATCGCCAATATGAATGTTTTGAACTTTATCTCCAATATCTACGACTTTTCCTATTTGAGGTCGTATTTGAGCTTCATCTGGGATGATAATTCCGCCTTTTGTTTTGTCTTTAATCTCTATTCTGATTAACACATTCTCTCCCAAAGGTTTGATCTTCATCACACTATACCTCCTATAACAGAAATTAAATTTAATTTTCTTGGCTCTGGTCTCTTGCTTATCATCTCTTCTCTTAAACTATCCATTAAAATTTCCTTTTCATCCTTTCCCTCTATAGGCTGATTCTCTACACGACCTAACATAAGGATACAAGACTCCAAAGCATCTAGCAAATCGTCATGCCCTTTAGGATATTGCATCAATTGAGTTATAAGTTCAGTTTGATTGTCTTGAATTTTTATTAAACCAGATTTGATTAAAGGGACTAATCTTAATATACGATGCTGTTTTTGTTCTTTTGTGGAATGAATTATAGGGCGGATAGCAGTTAAGTTCTTCTTACGAACTGTTTGAGCATCTTCTAAAATTTTAGCAAATAAAGCTTGAAAAGCGTTTGCCTCAAATCCTATTTCCGGATGATAGGTTTCATCTATTCTGAAAATTTCATCTACAATTTCATCTACATTCCGCCTTCCTTGTTCAGCCTCTATTATCCAGAAATAGTGCCCATCATTTACAGCTACTACGCTTGCTGTATAATCAGAGCGCCTATTTACAGAACTTGCAAAATCAAAATAAGCTTTTGGCTCTAAATCCTTAAAATTAGGCGGTAAAGTCCCCACCGGAACTATGCAACGCTCTATCCACTCTTTTTGAAATTTGGAAGTCTCTGGAGAAATAGGATTATTATAAAGCTGGCAACTAGCTATATCCGGCCCCATATTTTTTTCAGCTTCTTTTAATGCTCTCAATGGAAATCTGCTTGGAAATAAAGGAGTCCCATCAGGCTTTATAGCCCCTCTTAAAAGAACATCATAAGTGCCATTATTTAATAGCCAGCCATAAGCATCATTGAAATGATACCTATTCCCAACTACTATTATCTCTCCACCAGGATTAACTATATTCTCAATATACTTCAAAACCTCTATAGGTCTTTCAAGTCCTGTCTCTGTCTTGACATTCTCTTGATTAACTAAATCATCTAAAATGCAAATATCACAATGCACACCTGCTATTGTAGTTTCCGCTCCAACTGCTCTGCAAGAAGCCATCGTGTGATCCAATGGAACAGGTTTATTCGCCTCTGGATCCCAAAGCTGAATCTCTAATTTTGCCCAAATAGCTTTATTCTTGCCCTTTAACCTAGACCCATAAGCAAAATCACCAAATAAAAAAGATAACTCCTTATTGTTCTCAAGCTGATGCTTTATCCCATTCAGAAATTCTCTCGCCTTCTCTGTATTATGAGAAACTATCAAAACTCTTAAATTCGGGTTACTTATCCAACGCCAAATCGGATACCCAACTGTGCAAATACTACTCTTGAAAAAACCACGCGGGTCTAAAATCAACAACCGCCTCCTGGTCGGTCTCCCAGAACGCCTCCTGCCACTTAATTCAAAACCAGGAACTAAACTTATACGATTGCTACCATCCCCAGGAGTCTTTGCTAAAAAATCACATAACTGCGAGTGAGGCTCTACCCGCATATCACCAAAACCTAATAACTCCTTGCAAAAAAAGAAAAAATTAGACTTGTAAAAATCCCTTAAATCTAAATAACGCTGATAAGCATCTTTGTCAGAACCCTCAGAAGAAGATAGCCCGCTTATGTCAATTGGCTGATAACTCTCGCTCACGCCGTCTCCTTAATATCTCCTCCTCAAATCGCTTCATCTTGCCCTGAAAATCTGTATCCACATTCCTTAAATCGCCAGACCCCATCAATGCCCATATACGAATCAACAGCTTTACCCCCTCCACTCTCTTAACTAAATCATCAGCAGAAAATAATTCACGCAATACCTCCGCAACAGCTACCTCATCTATCCCCCTATCCTTCAACGCCTTTATAAGCTCATCCTTCTTCATACCCCTAATTCTAACACGAAAACTCCAAATTGTCAAGACTATAAATCTCTTTTCTTGAATCCTTTACCTATCTGCAAGCGTCTAAATATATAGAAAACGCCAGCGATGACCTGACCTCCTTGTTAGGATAAGTTGCCTTCCAAAACCCTCCTGACAAGACCACCCAGTCATCGCTGGCGCCTCCCTTTTACTTAAAACCCTCAAGCCTAACCATAAAATACCCATCTAAAAGCGATTAAATCAATTATAGGGCGTTCTAAACCAGAAACCAATATACCCCCTTAATAAAACACGAAAATGTCTTATAAACGATTCTAACGCATTTAAGACTAAAAATTTTTTTGCGCAAAATCGGGATGACTCATAGTATTATGGGTGGCGGGGCGGGGGCTTCAGGGGGGGGCTTGGGAATTCTGGAAAAATTCAATAAAATCAATGAGTTAGATAAAGCCTATCTGATAGCAAACTTCCTTATA